CCAAGAGAAAAGGCACCGGAATCATCCGGGGCCTCCCCACCCACCGAATCAGATCGGCAGGCCATAACCCGCGAAACCGCGGATTACGGGTTCGTAAGGGGCTGTATACTGGCTAACGTAAGTTAGCCCGGATACGATCTCATGCTTAACTCTAAGCATTAGATCACCCTCGTACCAAGACTGATTGGGTCTTACGACCCAACGGCCCTCGGTAGCCGCTTCAGTCGGAGAATGAACCCTTGGGCTCATCTCCTTCTCATGAAGCCACCATAGATATCCCCCAACCATGGGGATGTCTACAGGTTTGTGCACTTGCACAAGCCTCTGTTTCGGTGAATCCCCAGTCACGAGAGCATCAATACGCTCAAACGACTGGCCTCCGTGGAAACGCGCAGGAACGAACTGAATTAATCCTAAGATTAGGTCAGCGAGTCCCTTGGACGGTACCACTCCGAGAGGAGTAGTAGCGCACCATTTCAGTAACTGATTGCACAATTGAATGCACTCAGTCACAGAAGCGATTTCCTTACGGAAGTAAACAGGAGTGACGTCACGGCCGTTCCGATAATGCCCTCCACAGCTTTCTCGAAAATCTCCAGAGACGAAAGTCTTCTTTTGATTGACGATGAAGCCAAAGAAAGGCAGCACACGGAGGAGGCTCTTGGCAACACCTATAGGGGCAATGATATCGTCCCCATAGACGCCAACTGAGCCACGGCACTTGATGAGCGCGGCGACACTGCGAGTGAGAACCCAAAAGATAAGGCTCTCGAGCTCAAAAGTGAAGCCATTGCCCATACTAGAGAACATCTCCAAGGTATGTTGCGTGCCATCCGGAAGGTCTACCTTTTTGACACGAAGAGCGTCAAGAAGTTCAAACCAGGCGGGTGGCAACAACCTGCGTACGAGTGCGGTAGAAACCGTATCGGACGCAGAGCTAAGATCCATCGTGGCGAGCTTACGCTCACTCGAACCAATCTTAGCTAGTCTGCGGTTTCGGCTTTGATCTTGAAGATCGATGCCAGCCCTCTTCAACCGGTTTCGGATGAATAGGCCGCAGGCTCTTTGGAGATACATATTGACCTCAGGCTCTTTACAAGCCACCCGGTCAATTTCCGAGTTCTTTGGTACGGTAAACAGCACGCTTGCATCCTGATATTCATAACCACCTTGGCTATGAATATACCGTCCCCAAAGCGGGTATCTCAAAAAGAGACTACCTGCGATGAGTTCGGCAGAACGCGAAACGTGTGCCTTCCCCTCGAACTTTTGAGGGATGGCGTACGGACTACGCTTGACGCGAGTCGATGCGCCACCGGTGTACTCACCGAGAAGGTCCCGAGGTGGGACCTTCCCGATTGTCTGCATTAAGTATTTCGAGGCCAACTGGAGAACGTCCTCAGAAGAGAACTTTCCGAAGTTGACTTGAAACAACTCAATGCGGGCATTTGTACACGCGTTCCTTTCCTCGACTTTCAGCCACTTCTCAATGGCTGCAAGTCCTCTTTCTTGCGAAGTACGGTCGGGTTTTCCTGTGAACTGGGAATACCCGGGTGATCCGAACTTCGACCAAAACACAGACCGCAA